GCTATCCTTCTATTACTCTACTAAGTAGGTGTGCCAATTGGATGAGAGTTTAAAAATGTAATACTCTGCATATTTAATGCAGAGTATTTTGTGTGTTTAGAGCAATTGCCATATTTGGTCTGCACAGAGCTGACCAACATATTTGCTACTCTTTTTTCTATTTACTGATTTCATTATCAGTAAATTACGCAATTCAGTTAAAGTATAATTTCTATTCTCTAACTTTAAATGTTTTCTTGCTGCTTCAATTATTTCATTGAAACTCATTTCTTGGATTTCTTGTACTGTTTTCATGCTTTTAAAGTTTTAAGGTTGAAAGGTTTTAATATATATCGTAAATAAATAAAAGTAAAGTGAAGAAAGGATATTTAAAAACTAAAAAGCTAAGAGTTGTTAACTCTTAGCTTCTATCCACCTACAGACTAAACTTGTCTGTAAGTGGACTTTCCCTCTTCACATTTATCAAACACCAAGAATCCATATTCTCCTCATCCTCATTAGCCATAAAGGCTAATTCCTTTGAAGAGTCTATGCCTTGTTGGCATCTAATAAAATCTGTACCATCTACTAATACAGACAATTTGCCTGTTTTAGCATTCTCTACTACTTTCATAGTAGTAATTTCAAATCTTTCTTTGAAAGAATCAACGCTCATAAATGTTGCCATAGTTGTAATGTTTTAAAAGTTAAATAAAATATCGTTAATAAATAAAAGTAAAGTTAAAAAAGGAACTAATATATAAAGAGGTTTTAACCTCTCTATATAAATGGTAGAACTAGTAATGTTAGTAATCCCATAACAATAATTGTAGCAGCAACTATATCTGCTATTTCTCTTTCTTTCTCAGTCATATTCTTAAGTTTTAAAGTAAAAAAATAATATCAAACATAAATAAAAGTAAAGTTATAGAAGGATTGTTTAAGTGTAACACACAAGCCAGGTTTCCAGTTCCTGTTTAAGTGGTATGATTAACCACACTTGTGTATACAAAGTTCGAGATTATATCTCGAACTTTGTACTTAGAGGGCTTTCCCCTCCCTTGGTGTTGATGAGACACCAAGACCCCATGTCATCATGGTCAGCATCATCCTCACAGATGAATGCCATTGGCAAAGTGTTGTCAATGGTTTGCTGGCATCTGACAAAATCAGTACCATCAACAAGCAAAGACAGTTTATTTGTCTTTGCGTTAGCAACAACTTTCATGTTAGCAACTTCAAAAGTTGCTTTGAAATCTTCAACGCTGATAAACTTAGGCATAGCTTTAAGTTTTAGAAAGTTAAGACAACAACATTGTTGTCCAAAAATAAATTAGAGTACAGTTAAGAAAGGATATGGTAAAAATAAGAGGGCAATTTTTTTGCCCTCTTATTTTTAAGTGGGGGGAGTATTCCTTATATGGTGACCTGGGGGGTCACCATATAAGGGGAATCACAAATCAACTAATCTTATAACATTATTTTTTTTACTAAAAAATTTTTTTACTAAAATTTTACACCTTTATACAAACAACTCTAATTTCTTTTTTATTACTTTTGTATTAAAAGAACAATATGAAAGCAATCAGTAAAAAACTTGTATTAAACTCAAAAGCATATTTTATTATACATTTATCCATTATTAATGCATTATTGCCTATTAAATTAACCCCAAAGGAATTAGAAATAATTGCATTGTTTATGTCATTACAAGGAGACATTGCTAAAGATAGATTTGGTACTACTGCTAGAAAACTTGTTATGAAAGAATTAGGATTATCTGATGGTGGGTTAGGTAATTATTTAAAGGCATTAAAAGAAAAAGGATTTATATCTAAGGATAATGAAATATTAAGTATGCTAATTCCTAATAATGAAAAGCAAGAATATTTTTTTCAACTAATAAATTCTGATCATGCCTAGAAATTCATTAGTAGAAGATTATTATGAGTTAGTAAAACAAGATTATCCAGATATAAATATTGAAAGGTTTAATGAAGCAATCATGTCAGCTTTTAAACACTTTAAAAAAAGGATGAGTGAAAAAGATTTACCCGATGTTAGAATAAAAGGTTTTGGAAGTTTTCAAATATTTTCTACTCCAATACTAAATGGAATAAAAAAATTAGAAAAAGATTTAAAAAAGAAAGAAGAAAAATATGGAAGTATAAGAGAGTATGATTCACAATTAGAACAATTAAAAATGTTAAAAGACTATGTTGAAAAAAATCCAGAATTATTTAAAAAGATTAAAAAACAAGGAAGCAACTCTGAGTGATATTTGGTACTATGTACAAGGGCACACAAGAGAAAAGATTTATTATTCTAAGTTTAGGTTTTTAATTAGAAAGCATATTAGAGAACAATTTGAGTGGAGATTAAAACTAATGGAAGGAAGTGATAAAACTTGTTTTATAAATGGACAATGTGATATTTGTGGTTGTGATATACCTGCATTGACATTAGCAAATAAAGATTGTCATGGAGAATGTTACCCTCCAATGATGAGTAATTATGAATGGAAAATCTATAAAAAATATTTTATATGTGGGATAAAGTAATACATGATTTTGGAACTGTAAATAGAAAAACAAAAGTAAATGCAGAATTTCAATATTTAGGAGAATCTAAAATTGTTGAAGTTAGAGCAAGTTGTGGTTGTACATTAACAGAGTTTGATAAAGAAAATAATAAGATAACAGCAGGGTATGAAACCTCTCCTGTTGCTTCTCATTTATTGGACAGAGGAATTAAATCACAAAGAATAACTAAAAACATTACTGTTATTTTTGAAAAAGGAGAAAAACAAATTTTATCAATTCAGGGAACTGTTGAAGCTTAAAAATAAATTATGTATACAAAAGAGCAAATACAAAAAGCAATAGAAAGTAAAAATTATAATTGGTTTGAAAAAGGAGATTATAATTTAAATATTGTAGGAGTTAGAAACTTAGATTTAAAAAAAAGAGTAACTAACTTATTTGATGATTTTATTACTTTGAGTTATAAAGTTAATGGAGAATGGAAGTTTTATTGTTGGGCAGCAACTACAGACCCTGGGAAAAAAGCAATGCTACAATTTTCTAATCCTAATGGTGTTGCTATATTAATACCAGGGCAGTATAGAGGTTGTTATGGAATAAGAAGACATAGAAATGAGTATGAAGCATTAGGTCAAAACAAACCTGTTAAAATTTGGAGAGATAGAAATAAGGATATGGAATATGATTATGTTGATGAAGTATCAGGAGTTTTTGGTATAAATATTCATAAGTCTAATCCTTATACTGAATCTACTTATGTTGAAAATTGGTCAGAAGGATGTCAGGTGTTTAAAAGAGTAAAAGATTTTAATGAGTTTATGAATGTGTGTAGACAAGCAAGAAACTTATGGGGTAATGAATTTACTTATACACTTATTGAATCTACTGATATAAAATAATATGGCATATATTGAATCTAATTTTTTTCCTTTAAAGGTATATGTTAGAAATGAATACATGTATCAACATACTAAAGGGTTTGGTGAATTTACTGAAGCTGTAATTGTTTCAGTAAGATGTATGCCAGGACAAGCTGCTTTATTTCAAGTGTTGTTAAATAATGGAGTGTTAAGGGATAAATTACCTTCTCATGCTTTGTTGACTAAACCTGAATTACCTAACCCTGATTTACCATTTCATTATTTACAAATATGGAATTGTTTTAGTTATAACTTTTCTGTATTGCATGTTAGTTATACTTATGATACAAAAGTTTCTGTTTTTATGAAAGATAAAAAATGGTATGATGGTAATTATTATGCTACAATTAACTGGGGAGCTAATGATTTAAATACAGATTTAAGTTTAGCTGAAGATCCAATAGAACATAAGTCACATCATATAATTCTTTTAAATAATGGACAAATTGCTTTACAACCCAATAATAGAATAAAATGGTTTGAGCCAAGTTTTGTTACTAAGGCATTTCCAGAAAAACCAGATTATTTAGTTAATAAGGATTATTATAATTGTGAAGGTTATGAAAAATGGTCAACAGAAGATAATGATAAGATGTATTATGCAAATCAAGAATAAAAAGTAATTAAATAGTATATTGATGAATTAGTTATAAAAAATTAAAATACATATATATTTGAGTCATGGGAGTAGAAATATTTGAAATAGAAAACTCTATTGTTAAACCTACTAAAGAGATATTATTGATTTCTCCGTTTAAAGAAATTTGGGAAAGAGATAAATCAAAAAATAAAGAACTGGCAATAAAAGAATTAAGTTATATTTACTTTTTAATGTCACCTAAAAAATCAAATCCTTACTCAGGTTATTCAGAAGAGTTAAGAGGAAGTAAGATAATTGAAGGTTTATGGAAAGAAGAAACTTATAATGTTAATGAGTTAGTAGAAACAGGTGTAAAAAAATATCAGGAGTTTTTAGAACAAGCTTCTCCCTCAATGAGATATTTTCATGCTGTAAAACAAGGAGTAGAACAAACAATTAAATTTTTCCAAAATATAGACTTTAGTGAAAAAACTGACAAAGGAGTACCTGTATATAAAATTAGTGAGGTTATACCTGCTCTTAAATCTGCTAATGAGGTTTTAAAATCAATGACTGATTTACAGGAAAGAGTAGAGCAAGAAGTTTATGAATCTTCTAAAACAAAATCAGGAAAAGAAATAAATCATTTTGAAAGATAAAAATTATAAACAAATGAAAGTTAACAGATTATTAGAAGCTTTTGATAGTGAAATAATGAAACCTATTAAAAAAGATGTTATGGTAGGTGGACCTAGTGAATTTATATCTTTATTGTTTAAAGCTAAAGAAGATGCCCACATTACTCATATTGAACAAAGAAGCAGAGGGGCAGCTGTACATAATGCATTAGGTATTTTTTATGAGGGTTTGGAAGATGTAATAGATACTTTTGCTGAAACAATTATGGGAAGATATGGACAACTTACTTTATCTTTTAATGCTAGTAATATTTCAGATCCTTTAATGTATATGGAAGAATTATACAGTAAGGTTGAAAAAGGAAGAATGATGTTTACTGAAGGTTATATTTTAAATCAAATAGATAGTATTCATGAATTAATTGCTCACACTATTTATAGGTTAAAATATGTTACATCACAACCTTCTGAAAAAGCATCTCCTATCTAAGAAAAGAGCTAAAGAGTTTAAAACAAAAACGACACCAAATGAGCAAAGTAAACTCAATAAGGAACAAAGATGGTCATTGGGTAAACACAGAAGTATTTAGAGAAGAAGCAAGACACTTTGAAAAATATGGATACTATTGTCCTGACCCCTGGGGTTCTCCTTCTTGGGTTAACTATTGGGAGCAACAGTTAAATAGATGTACTAATGGGTATGAAGTAGGAGGGGCAAGAATAACAGGTGACCATTATTTTTATTTAAATTTTTGCCCAATGTTAAGGGTAGAAAAAAATGCAAATGGTAGAAAAGCTAAAAAGGTTGTAAACTTTCCTGACTTTTGGGATGGGGATTATAACTTTCAATGGGCAACTGAAATTGCATATAATGGAATAACAAGAGAAGAATTGGATGGTTTAAATTTATCAATATCTATTTCAGATGATTATTTAGATGGTGGTAGACATATTATAGTGGGTAAAAGTAGAAGAAAAGGTTACTCATATAAGAATGCTGCAAAGGTTGCTAATAAATATAATAATACAAGAAACTCACTTTCTATTATTGGTGCTTTTGAAAAGAAATATTTATATCCTGAAGGAACAATGGGTATGGTGTCAGACTATTTAAATTTTCTTAATGAGCATACAGGATGGAGAAAGAATAGAGATTATATTGATAAACAAGAACATAGAAAGGCATCATTTAAAGAAGTAATTAATGGTGTGGCTATTGAAAAAGGTTATCAATCACAAGTGTTAGCTTTAACATTTAAAGATAATCCAGATGCTGCTCGTGGTAAAGATGCTGTATATGTATTGTTAGAGGAAGCAGGTAAGTTTCCTAATTTGAAAGATGCTTATATGGCTATTGAACCTACATTAAAAGCAGGTAAATATATAACAGGACAGATTATTATTTTTGGTACTGGGGGTGATATGGAAAGTGGAACAGTAGATTTTGCTGAAATGTTTTATGACCCAACTACTTATAATTTAATGCCTTTTAATAATATATGGGATGATAATGCAGAAACTACACATTGTGGTTTTTTTCACCCTATATTTTGGAACATGGATGGTTTTTATGATAGTCAAGGAAATTCTAAAATAGAAGAAGCTATAAATTATGAATTAAAAGAAAGAGAAAATATATTGACTAATTCTTCTAATGGTTTAGGAGTTATTCAAAGAAGAGTACAAGAGTATCCATTAAAACCTAGTGAAGCATTTTTAACTGTATCTACTAATGACTTTCCTGTTACTGAATTAAGAAATAGATTAAACATTATAGAAAGAGAAAGATTACATGAGAAAAAAGGACAAGCAGTACACTTGTTTAAAGAAGAAGGAAAAGTAAGAGTCACCCCAGATTTAAAAAATGAATTAGTTCCTGTTTGGAATTATAAACCAAAAACATTAGACTTAAGTGGATCTCCTGTTATATATGAGTATCCTATTCCAAATCCACCAAAGGGATTATATAAGATAGGATATGACCCTTATCAGCAAGATCAGGGAACATCATTAGCTTCAGTTTATGTGTATAAGGGAAATGCTACTTTTACTTATTCAAGAGATACTTTAGTGGCAGCTTATGTAGGTAGAATGAAAACAGCTGATGATACTCATAGAATAGTTGAAATGTTAGCTGAATTATATAATGCAGAAATAATGCATGAAAATATGATTAGAGATGTTAAATCATATTTTGAAAAGAAAAGAAAATTACATTTGTTAGCTGCTCAACCTGATGCTGTTATCTCTAAAAATATAAAAAATTCTAAGGTTGCCAGGGTATATGGTATACACATGAATGATCAATTAAAAGATGCAGGAGCAAAATATATAAAACAATGGTTATTAAAAGAAAGAGATGTTGATGAATTTGGAAATAAAATATTAAATTTGGACACGTTAAATGATCCTGGCTTAATTGAAGAATTAATTTTATTTAATAAGAAAGGAAACTTTGACCGAGTAATGTCATTTATGATGATAATGTTTCAATTAGAAGAAGAAGGAGAAAAGGTATATTCTGAAGAAGGACAAAAAAATAAAGCAGCTACTAGTTTATTAAACTCATATAAAAATTGGTATAAAAAATGATAGCAAATTCTGATGGTAATTTTAGTGCAGCAATGCCCAAACACAGGGTTACAAGGTCACAAAAAAATGCAGATAATAAACAATGGTATAAACAAAACATAGATTTTTTAGATAAGAGATCATTTTCTCAAGTAGGATTTAATGGATATGGTTTAGATACTTTTGATACTAATGGTGTATCAGAGTATAAGAGAATGAAAGTTAATTATGACTTGTTTAATAATATAGTTAATATTCGTGATTTTGAATATGTTATAAAACCTTTTGGAGCACAGGCAGGAGAGTTACCTGCTAATTTTACTAATAGAGATATTATTTCTCCTAAGATTAAAATGCTTATGGGGATGGAAATGAAAAGACCTTTTTCTTGGAAAATATTGGCTATCAATGAAGAAGCTACTACAAGAAGAGAAACTAAAGAATTTGAATTAATTAGAGAATATGTAATTAATTCTATTGTTTCTCCTATTAGAATAGAGTTAGAACAAAAAGCTTTATCTCAAACTCAAGGTAAACAATTAACTCCTGAACAACAACAGCAAATACAACAACAGATAGAACAAGAGTTACAAGCAATGACTCCTGAAGAAGTTAAAAGGTATATGGCTAGAGAACATCAAGATCCTGCAGAAGCTTTAGCTCATCAGTTGTTAGAATATTTAGTACAAAAAGAAGATATAGCTACTAAGTTTAATCAAGGGTTTAAACATTTAGCTATTGCTGCTAAAGAAATATTTTGGGTAGGAGTATTAAATGGAGAACCTGCAATATCAGTAGTTAATCCATTGTATTTTGATTATGATAAATCACCAGATTTAGAATTTATTGAAGATGGAGAATGGGCAACTTGTGTTTATAGATTAAGTCCATCAAAGGTAATAGGTTATTTTGGTGACCAATTAAGTAATGATGAAATTGATAAGGTGTATAATTATTATACACAGATGATGAACCATGTTGTTGATGCTAACTTTACTTTTAATGTAAATAAAGAAGATGAAGGTTGGACTGTAAGGGTAGTACATTGTGTTTGGAAAGCTTTAAGAAAAATAGGATTTTTATCTTATGTTGATGAGAATGGAGAAGTACAAGAAAGATTAGTAGATGAAGGATATACTTTAAATAGAGAACAAGGAGATATATCTTGTAAGTGGGAATGGATTCCTGAAGTATATCAAGGATACAAAATAGGAACTGATATTTATGTAAACATGGGTCCTGTTCCTGGACAGTTTAAAGACTTAAGTAATTTATATGAATGTAAGTTACCTTATATTGGTGCAGTAATGGATAGTACAAATTCATTACCTACATCTTTTGTAGATAGAGTAAAAGCATATCAGTATTATTATGATATTATTATGTATAGGGTAGAATTATTAATGGCATCAGATAAGGGTAAACTTTTAATGATGAACATTGGTATGATTCCTGAATCTGCAGGTATTGATACAGAAAAATGGTTGTACTTTTTAGAAACTTCTAAAATTGGATTTATGAATCCTAATGAAGAAGGTAATAAAGGAGATTATTCTATACCTAATGCAGTTAAAGAAATAGATATGTCATTGGCTTCTGATATAAATAGATATATTCAATTAGCAGAATATATTGAAAGAAGAGCAGGAGTATCTATTGGTATTCCACCTGAAGCTGAAGGACAAATAGGACCTAATGCTGCTGTTACTAATACTAAACAAGCATTAGTACAATCATCACATGTATTAGAACCTATTTTTGATTTACATAATCATGTAAAGAAAAATGTTTTACAAAAATTAGTAGATACTGCAAAGTATGCTTATTCTGAAAATCCTAATTTAAAATTGTATTATATATTAGATGATTTTTCTAGAAGACTTTTAGATATAGATGTTGACTTATTAGAAAATTCAACTTATGGTATATTTATTTCTAACTCTTCTAAAGCACATGAAGCTAAAGAACTTGTAGCACAATTAGCACATGCTGCTATGCAATCTCAAAGAATTGATTTATCTGATGTTATTAAAGTGGTTAGAGCAGAAGGAGTACAAGAAGCTGAAGAATTACTTGAAGCATCTGAATCTAAGAAAAGAGAAGAAATGCAAAGAGAACAAATGTCTCAGTTAGAAAAACAACAACAAATGCAACAAGAAATGATTGCTCACCAAAAAGAAATGAAGTTGTTTGATAGAGAAACTGATATGATGAAAGAAAAAGCAAGAACAGAAAGAGAAATACAAAAACAAACAATTATGTCTTTAGGATTTAGTGAGGATAAAGATATAGACAGAGATGGTAAACCTGATATTTTAGAAGTTGCTCAACATGGATTAGATGCAGAGATACAACAAAGAAAACAAGATTTGGATGAAAAGAAATTTGATCATCAAAAGAAGTTAGATTTAGAAAAAATCAAGTTACAAAAAGAAAAAGAAAAGGATAAAAATAAAAAAGGTAATTAGTAATTTTCAAAAAAGTTTTAAGGATAAAACTTAAAAATATTTAATTTTCAAACTTAAATTTGTGTTTATGAGTACAAAAGAAGAAGTAAGCTTAGCAGATTTTAATTGGGATAATGGTGATGAGTTTTTTGAAATAAAAACAGCAGAACCAATTATTGAAGAAAAATCAAAAGTAAAAGAAGCAGATGAAAATGGTCCTGAAAAATTAGATTCTGCTAAAGATGAATCAAATGAAGAAGTAGATGATTTCTTTGATGAAGAAGAAATTAAAGCTAAAGAACTTGATTCTAAATGGTCAGACATCTACAAGGAATTAAAAACTAAAGGTGTTCTTAGTATTGATGTTGATGATTCTGAAGAAATAGACTATAACAAGTTTGTTGAAATTCAAGAAGAAGAAATTGAAACAAGACTTGATGAAGCTATTCAAGATTTTATGAATGAGTTAGATGATGATGCTAAAGCATTCTTAAAGTTTAAAAGAGAAGGAGGAAGCACATCTGAGTTTTTTCAAATGTATCAGGAATTATCAGAAGTACCTGAACCCATTACAGGTGACATTAAATCTCAGGAAAGGTTTTTAGAATATTATTATAAAAACTATGAAGATTTAGATGATGATGATATTGAAGATAAAATAGAATGGCTAAAGGAATCTGGTAAGTTAAGTAAATATGCTGCCAAGTTTCATGAGCAAATTAAAGAAGGATATGAAGAACAAAAAGAAAAATTAGTAGAAGTACAAAAGCAGAATGCTTTAAGACAAGAAGAACAAAAAAAAGTTTTAATAAAAGATTTGAAGAATTTAATTGACTCTAATTCTTCAATTAAAGATTGGACTTTAACACAGAAGGATAAAAAAGAGTTACATGGTTATATGACAAAACCTGCAATAAAATTGCAAAACAGTCAATACCTAACTCAATTTCAGAATGACCTTCAAGAAGTATTTAAGAATAAAGAGAAAATGATTTTGTTAGCAAAACTTATTTCTTCTGACTTTGACATTACAGATGTAAAAGAAAAAGCAAAGACAGAAGTTATTAAAGATGCTAGGAATAAAATCAACAACCAAAAGTCTAATATAATTAATAGCACAAAAGGAAGTCGCAATAAAGGTTTAGCTGATTACTTTTAATTTAGTAAAAAAAATTTTAAAAAATGGCACAATTAAATAACAAGTTAATTACCAAACAAATGCCTTGGCATGCAAACATGACAGACCTAAATCATTTAGGTGCTGCTCTTATTGCTAAGCCACATGTATTTGAATCAGTTATGACAAAGTTGTTTTCCGCAACTCGTTATTCTGATAACCCTATGACTTACATTCTTTCATCTACTGCTAAGGAAGAAGAAATTTCTTCTAACGAGTGGGAATGGGGATTAAGAACAGGTTCTACTAGACCTTTAGTTGTAATTGAAAATGTTGAACCATCTTCAAACACAACTCCTGGTAAGTTAAAACAAAACTTTAAAATTAAACTTGATGAAAATTGGTTTGTTCCTGGTGATGTTATTCACCCTGGTACTACTAACAAAAAATATCAAGTTCGTATCCAAGAAGAGCCTTACAGACATGGTAAAGGTTGGATTTACACAGTAAGATTAATGTCAGATAATGGTGCTGATTTCTTACCTGTAAGTTACCTACAACCAGGTACTCAATGGGCAAAATTGTTTTCTCAATATGAAGAAGCAGGAGAGCAATCAGGTTCAACTCAATACTCTCTTCCTATTACATTGAAAAACAGACTTTCTCGTTTTAGAAAGAAATACCAAATTACAGGTGATGCACACAATCAGGTTTTGGCTGTTAAAGTTCCAGATCCACAAGGTAAAATGCATGACACTTGGATTAAGTATGCTGAAGTAGAATACTGGCAACAATGGTACAAAGAATTGGAAAGAGGTTATTGGTACTCTCGTAGTACAGACTCAGTTCTTGGTGCTAATGGTAGACCTATCTACTCTGGTCCTGGTATCCAAGAGCAATTGGAAGATTCTCACGTTCATTATTATACACACCTAACTGCTACTCTTATTGAAGAGTATTTGATGGACATTTTCTACTCTCGTGTTAAACCTGGTGGACAAAGAAAAATCAAAGCATTTACAGGTGAATATGGTATGATTATTTTCCATCGTGCAATCCAAGATTGGATGGAGAAAAAAGGATTTATCCAAGTTGTTGACCAATTGTTTATTGACAAAACTACATCTCCTTATAATGATAATTCATTAGTAGCAGGTTATCAGTTTGTTAAGTATAGAATGGCTAACGGTGCTGAACTTGAGTTGATTCACAATCCTCTTTATGATGATAGAGAGATTAACTTTGAAATTGACCCTGTTACAGGTTATCCTACTGAATCAATGAGATTTACTTTCCTTGATTTCTCTGGTGAAAAAGGAGAATCTAATATCAAGCGTATTAAGAAAAAAGGTGGTATGTCATTGATTTATACTGCAGGTCTTGTTACACCTTATGGTCCTGTTAACAACAAACTTGCTTCTCACTCTGGTGACTACTATGAAATGCATGTTAAAGACCAATGTGGTATTCACATGGAAGATGTATCTCGTTGTGGTGAATTAATACTATCTCGTGGATAATATAAAATAAAAAAGTGAGGGATTTATTCCCTCACTTTTTAAAAACCTCAAAATCAAAAATTTAAGAATTATGTCAGAAAGAAATCCAAACTTAGTTGAATTAAGACCTATTGAAAATGTAAGATGGCATGGTAAATCAGGTAAAGATAATTTTGCTCAAGACAAGTCTTCTCAAATATTGTATAATCCATCAACAGGTAAATATGCTACAGGATTAACAGAAGAAGAAGCAAAAAAATATGGAGAGTTAATGGGAGTAGATTTAGGTGATACTTTTAACCCAAATAAACCACATGAGTTTTGGAGTACAAAAGTAGCTCATTTAAAATTTCCAAACAGAACTTTAATTTTAGATATGGCTAAGCCATTAGATTTTATTAAAGTTAAAAATTACAAAGCATCTTTATATGTTGCTAATTCTGAAAAAGAATATCAAGAAGGTTTGTGGCCTTTAGCAACTCATATTCTTTATGATGAAAGTGAGCATATTGAAATAGAAGCACACAAAATCAATAAAAAGAAAGAAGCATATAAGATTGCAGATAAGTTAACTAAAGAGCAAAAAGTATCACTCATTCAGATTCTTTTAGATATTTCAGTAAGAAAACAATCTAATGAATTTATTGAGGTTAAAATAGGAGAGATTATAGAAGGAGATTTAATTAATGATTTCCTTAGATATTCTAAATTAGACAAACAGTTTGTATATGTTAAAGGTATGGTGGTAGAAGCATTATATAAAAACATATTAAACAAAGAAGGTTCAGGAATTTATTACATGGGTGATATTCTTGGACACAGTATAGATGATGTGGTAGAATATTTCTTATCACCACAGAATCAGGAAATTAAAGCAAGAATTTTAGAAAAATTAAATTAAAAATTATAGATAGCAGGCATGGATATCAGAGCAATGCATTATGACTTAAAAGTCAAACTTAATAAATTAGACTCACAACAATACAGAAACCTTAGAGTTCCTGAAATTGATTGGGCATTAAATGAAGCTCAAGAAGTCTTTATTAAGATGATTGCTGAACCAAGGTCTAAAAATGGATATGGTTTTGAGGTAAACCAGAGGAGTATAGATGACATTAGAACAATTGTTGTTAATGAGCTTACTCCTCTTCCTGCTATTATATTTAACTCTAGTTCTTACAAAGTAACTTTGCCACAAGATTATTTATTTTTTGTATCAGGGTATGCTTGTATTAGCAGAGGTAGTTGTCAAAATGTACAAGCAAGATTGTTTGTCAGACAACATGATGATACTCACGAAGAAAGTCCTTTTGATAGTAGTGACTTTGATTGGTTAGAAGTAAATGTTAGATTTTTTGAAGATGGACTTCGTGTTTTTAGTGATGAAACCTTTATTGTAAACTCTATATGTGAATTTAATTATATTAGGAAACCTGCTTATATGCAAAATGCTCAAGATTATGTAGGGGGAACTTATAAACTACCTAATGGTGTTATACTAACAGGTAGTCAAAATTGTGAGTTACCTGATCATACTCATAGAGAAATTGTAGATTTAGCAGCATTGATTATTACAGGTCAATTGCAAATTCCTGATTATCAAATTAAACAATCTAAAATTAGTCTTCTAAACAATTAAAATTTTTAAAAAATGAGTGCTAATAATCCAGTATTTCAAGTGCTTGTACCATTAGATGATCAAGCAGTATTAGGAGCAGGTTTAACTGTTACTTCTCTTGCTGTTGGTCAGATTGGTGTATTCTCTTATACCACAGGACTATCTCAAAGTGCAGCTACTATTGTTAATGAAAGATCAATCTTTCTTGCAGTAGGTGTAGATGAAGATGGTGATGGTGTTGTAGATACAGTTGCTACATCAGCAGGTACAAATATCCCAAGAGCATATCTTGATGCTTATTCTTTTAGATGTTATAACCCTGAAAGATCTCACACAGTAGACATTACTGATTTCAGTAACATTAACTGTGAAACTACTTATTCAGTTAAAGTAGAATTTAGAGGTAATACTCAAGCTTATGAGATGTTTGGTTTTAACCAATTCTCAAAAACATTTTCTGTTACTACTAGTTGTTGTGGTTCAGGTTGTGCATGTCCTGATGGAGATTGCAATGAACTTGCTGAACTTCTTGTAAATGCAGTTAATGCTGACAAAGATGGTATTGTGTTAGCTCAATACATTGACTACACTACAACTCCTGGTACTCCTATTGTAGTTGCTGCTTCTGGTGTTGCTGCATGGATTGCTGCTAATCCTGGTCTTTGTCTTGGTGTAAGACTTGTAACTATTCCTTCTAAAGTGTATGCTTATTGTAATGTTCCTCTTAGATATTACAAGAATGTACAATTTAAAATGCTTGTTTCTCTTCTTGAGCCATTAAACTGTGATGCAGTTGTAGCTACTTTTGCTGAGCCTTCTTTTGGTGAAGGTCAAGGTAAAGATATTGGATGGTTAGAGTATGAAGCAGGTGGATACAATGGAAAACCTGGTCCTTACAGAGTAGGTGAAATGTTGGGAACAGCATTTACTAACTTCCAAAGATTCTCTACTAATGCAGGTAAATACAACCAATTAAACCTTCATTACTCTCCTGAATCTGTAGGAGGATGGCAAGAATACAAAAACAAAATGAACACTATTGTTGCTGCTCAATGTACTACTGGTGGTAGTGCTAACAGAACATTTAATGGTTTGTTACCTATTCTTGATGCTTTCTTTGCAGTAGAAGGTTATGAAGCTATGGACCCTGTTTTAGCTAATTGTGATTGTGAAGATGTAGTTTACACTTCTGATTACGATGACCCAACTGAAGATGGTTTAGGATAATACCTATTAATATAAAAAGGGAGAGGTTTCTCTCCCTTTTTTTTCTTTTAACAAATTAAACTTAAAATAAAATGGGATTACCTTATTTTTTAGAAAAGGAAATTAAAAAACTTATCTATTGTTGTGCTAGTGCTTCTAATTTATTAAGAAGACCTAATGATGAAAGTTTCATTGTAGTAAATAACAAATCTACTGTAGGCCCCCACAATCTACCCAATAATACTACTACAAGTGTTCAAACAGGTCAATATTATAAAACTAATGAAGTTTATGAAACCTTTGGTGGAATTGATTTAGCAACAGATACTAGTCCTGTCATCATTACTACAGGTGCTGCTACTTTAATTGGTGCAGACATTATCTATATTGATGGAGCAACTAATGATCAAATTTATTCTAATGGAACTGATGTTGCTACATTTGATGGTATATTAAGTTTAAGTGGTGGTGACATTATTTTAACTTGGTCTACTACTCACTCAGCAGGTGATGAAGTAACAATATTTGTAAGACACACAATTTCCTAAATAAATGCTTACACTTTCAAAAACTGAAAATTGTAGCTATATAGAA